AACATCTTTCTTACCGCCAAATAAACCACCAAACCATCCACCACCATTTTCTTTATTAGCACCAGTTGCACTATCAGCAATACCACCACCTAGAGTTGCTCCACCAAAACCACCAAGTAATCCACCAAGGATACCACCAATAGCAGCACCAGGTACTGCACCAACTCCACCAAACAAAGCACCAATAGCAGCACCAGCAGCTGCACCACCCTTTGCTCCAAGTGCAGCACCACCAAGACCACCAGCAACAGATCCACCAGTACCTATACCTGCTTGTAAATTAGTCTGACCTTCTGATTTTCTACCAGCAAACTCCATGCCAGCAAATAGTGTATTAACAACGGCATTTCCTTTGCCCATGTTCAACAAACCTTTAGGTGGTTTAAATCCTTTCGGTAATGACAATCCTTTAGGTAATGACAATCCCTTTGGCATTTGGGGCAGTTTAAGACCTTTAGGTTTAAAGTTTGGTAATTTGGGAAGTTTTAAACCTTTAAAACCCTTAGGTTTAATATTTTTAACATTTGACGTAACATTAGGTCTATTAAATCTCTTGAATGGATTTTTAAATTTCTTTAATGGATTTTTAGAGTTTCTAATTCTATTTCCAGTTATATTAGGACGGCGAAGATTCATTAAGTCTAAACCAGTACCTAAAAGGTTTAATCCACCACCAAGTAGTCCACCAAGTCCACCACCTTGAGATTTCTTTTTCAAGTCTGTTGGTGATAAGAAACTAGATAACTTATTTCCTCCCTCTAATGATTTTTCTTCTTGTCTTGCTAATTGACGATTTAAAAGAGTTTCTTGTGCTTGTATAGACTCTTGAGATAGATTGGTATCATTCTTTATCTGATCTCCAGTAACGTCTACTAATTCTACAATTGCTGCTGTATTCCTATTCATTGCAGCAACGATCTCTGCACCAGAATCAGAAGAATCTCGCATACCACGAGATTTTTGGAAATCAGCAACTCTCTGTGATTTTGTTAGATATTCTCCAGAATCACTAACACCACTAGTTGCTTTTAAGAAGAAATTATCAGCACTTAATGGTCCACCACCAGCCATATTGATAAAAGTACCACCCTTTCTAGACCTTGGTGCATCTGGATCTGTTGTATTATTGTAATTGTTTTCTTTCTCATCAATGTTAGTAGGATTCTCACCTACTACAATCCTTTTTTCATTTAATTTAGTAAGACCACCTTTACCACCACCCAAAAGAGGTCTGTTTTGTGATCCTGATAACAAACCACCACCAATAGGATCCTGTGGTCCTGTTACATCTAACCTACCCTTACCTAACCCTCTATAAGTAGTATCTCTCTTATTATTAAATAAACCAGCAAATTTCTTTTGGAAGTTATTCCATAGTTTCTGTCCTTCCGTCTCAATCTTTTTCTCAAGCTTCTTCTGCAGCCAATTGGCCAAAGGACTTTCGCCTTTTACTGGGTCGTAGGATAGAAAACCGTGTGCCATTACTGTTTTGCTGCTTTTTCTTGTTCTTGTTTAACCTGTTCTAGGTATTGCATGAGAAGACTAGTATAAACTTGTCTCTCCCATGGCATCATATTCTCAATTTCACTCAAATTGTATTTATGGTGCTGCATCAAGGCAAAATTTGTTTTATAGTACCCTTCCATTGTCATGTGGAAGAGTGCTATCCGAAAAAATTGGTTAAACCCTGTATTTGAAACTTATTATCAACACCTGTTTCTGGATTTTTAATAACAAATTCATGTTTCAGAACAGGAGAATCATCAAAGAATTTTCGTACATTCTCAAATTGCTTATTTGTCAATCCATCTAAGAATTGAACAAATTCTTTCTTAGAAGTAGTAGATGAGTCATATACCTCTTCACCATCATATATCTGATCAATACAAGATGCCATAATAGAGATTATATCGTCATTTGTCTGTTCTTTGCCAATAACCGAAACTTTAACAAATGCGTCAAATGATGGATATTTCATTATAATACCCATAGTGTCAGAAAGCATAATTTTGTTAGTATGCCCTTCTGGCTTGGTTACCTTAACATCGGTCAAATCAAGATTATACTTAACTTGAGTTTTTCCGTCATCTTCACATGTTAAGATCATTTCCACAACTTCGCCAACTGACACAGCACGAATATTGAGGAAAATGTACTCTAAGTCAAATATTGCTAAATCTTCAAGTTTTATACGAGATGTAATACAATTCTTTAATAGTATTCTAGTAGCATCTTCAATCTGCTTATCATCCTTAGATTCAAGTGCTAACAGTAGTAATTTTTCTTCTTTTACGACAAATGGTCTATATTTAAGTTTCTTGCCATTTGACGGAATTTCTAACTCATAAGTTGGTAGTGCAACCTTTGGTAACGCCATAATCTCTAGATCAGTTCATATTTATATTTAGCTCGACTTTTTAAAGCAAAAATATGCTGAGTATTTTTTTCGGGTTTTGTGGAATTGAAAAGTTGAATTTGCTGACTATATACCCATTTTCATACCCATAGTGGTAATGTCGTTCTTTATCGTGTAGTGTCTCATATAGGAAAACTGTGCTGTTACCTGAACGAGCTGACTTGAGCCGAACTGTAAGGGTACAGCATCGATAGCATATGGATATCCTTTCTCTATAACATATGTTATGGGTGCTCTTTCTATAGGTGAATTACCACCACTCTCAGTCTTACTAATCAATATAGTAGATGCATACTCATCACGATATTTTAATCTAACTGTTCTATTCTCTGGTCTAAGTGAACTTGTAGACAATGACTGTATCTCTCTCAATGTCTTTCTATTCACATTTGATCCTTCCTCATTAAAAATGAAATCTAACCAATCTTGTAGAAATTTCAATGAACTCATATTTGCATCACATAAGAATCCTAGTTGAAACTCTGTAAATATTCTACTATGTGGATACTTAACCTGACCACTACCAACGTAAGATCCATTAATCTCACCTTGAGCTGTGTTTGTGTTTGGTAATTGTGCTTCATTACAGAACATCTCAAAGTAATCCGCACCTGTACCTGGTGGATTAATTGGTGGGTTAGTAAACTTCACAACAAAATTATTACTGAACGACATTCCACCGTTCGCTGACATTGTTGTTAACAGACGATCTATGGACACACTAAATACCTATGTTGGTCTTTTTATATTTATGGCGTACTCTGGATTTTACAAACCAGTGAATCCAAAGAAGTACCGTGGCAATCCGACAAATATTGTTTATAGGTCGCTATGGGAACGAAAGTTCATGGTGTTCTGTGACAATAACCCTAATATATTACAGTGGGGAAGTGAAGAAGTAATTATACCATACAAAGCACCTGATGGTAAGGTGAGAAGATACTATCCAGATTTTTACATTAAGGTTCGTGAAAAAACTGGAGGTGTTGCGAAATATATTATTGAAGTAAAACCCAAGAAACAAACTAAACCACCACATGCAAAAGATAAAAGAACTGCTTCATATCGTAATGCTTTATTAACATACGCAAAAAACCAAACTAAATGGTCTGCTGCTCGTGATTACTGTGAAGATAGGCAGATGAATTTCTTAATACTAACCGAGGATCATTTAGGAGTATGAAACAATGGCACAAGGATTTAGCGCAGTTCAGCGCACCTCTGTAAACACACAACCAGGATATAAAACACTGTTTGAGAGAGTAAACGAACAAACAAAAGGAGAGAAGAAATCACTCACCTGGTATAGATCTGCTGTAAAAGCAGAAGCTAGTAGATACAAAAAGAATTTTAAAAAATATATACGAGACGAAAGAGCAGACAGTGCAGGTGTTGCTGTAGAACAAGATGCAAATGAGTTGAGAAAAACTACTGCTATAGGACACCTGTATATGTTTGAGTATAAGGCAAAGATGAGATGGTTGCCTTACTATGATAGATTCCCTTTAGTCTATGTGATTAAGTCTGTTAACAAGAGTGAATTCTGGGGTGCAAACTTACATTATCTCTCTCCAAAGAAGAGATTACTTGCAACAAAGAAACTAATGCAAGGTAGGATTGACTTACCTAAGAAGTGTTTCCATAAATATCTAACAGCACATGTAGAAGGTCTATATCTTGATCTTGCTGCTGCTGAATGGGACACTGCCATTCTTCTACCAACAGCAGACTTTGTAAAAGACCACAACAGAACGATGTTTCCTATCAAACAAGAAATGGTATGGGAAGATACAGATGAAGTTTTCTACGATAAAATAAAAGGTTCCAGAAGAATCAAAGGCTATGGGACTAAACAATCCACGGAGATGGCAAAGTAAATGAAGCACAGTAAGTTGGATGGAAAACCATTATCATTAGGTACTAAACCTGGACAAACTGTTCAGACCTCTAAGTTTAGTGACCGAAATGGTAGTTCAGCATTAGGTGTTGCTCAGAAAGATACTTTCTGGAAGTGGAATGGTAAATCTTGGAATGAAATTGAGAAAACAGAATTTATGGATAGTAAAGGTGGATCCACATCATTCTCACAGTTATCAGAACCTACCCTAGGAAATACCACTGGTGCAAAACGTTACCCAAGAGATATAGCACAAGCACCTAATGCTGACTATGTTATGTTTGAAATGTATCAGTACCAACCTCCGTTCCAGAATATAAACAAGGGTGATACTAAAGATAATAGTACAGGACTTGCTGGATATAATGAAAGTGCAACTAGAGCAGACTTCTATAAGAAAACATCAGAAAAACCTGTCATTCTATACATGCCAGAAGATATCTCTACTGGATACAAAGCAAACTGGAGTGGTAAATCATTCAGTAACATTGGTAGGGATGCACTATCTACAGTAGGGTCAGGTGATGGTGGACAAGTATTACAAAATACTTTAAACACTATGGGTGATGCATTCTCTCAATTAATTCCTAACACAGGAAACAAAATAGTTAGAGAAGTTATATCAAAGATTACAGGTGAAGGTGTAAGTCAGAATGATGTCTTTGGTACAACTCGTGGTGTTATTCTTAACCCTAACGTTGAACTACTATTCAGTGGAACTGATCTAAGAAACTTTCAGTTAAATTACAAGTTAATACCAAGAAATAGTAATGAAGCAGAAGATATTAAAGAAATATTAAAGATCTTTAAACGTTCAATGCTACCTAGATTTTCTGATGGTACAGAATTAAACTTTTCAAGGGGAAAGAATGCTGCAAACAACTTTATTAAAGTACCTAACGTTTGCAAAGTATCATTCATGCGTGGTGGTGGATTAAATAGAGATGTACCACAATATAAAATGTGTGCTGTTACTCAGGTTGATGTAAACTTCACACCTGATGGAACCTATGCTACATATGATGATGGTACTATGGTAGCATATCAACTAGGATTAAACTTCCAAGAAACCAAACTCATATTCGCAGAAGAGGTAGACAACTACTGATGTA